AACATAGCGTCCTCCATCAACGTTAGCATCTTGAAAATCTTTCGTGCAGGCTCTATTTGGCTTCTACCATAAGGTAAAAAATTACTATCAGATAATAATCTAAAATGAGCTATTTCATGATAATCTAATTCTTTATTTTTTCTTTCCTCGTTTCTATACACAATAGGACTCATTTGAGTAGTGTGTAATCCTTCGTATATAAATTTAACTTCATAAGGATTTTCCGGATTTGTTCCTTCCATCCTTCTAACTTCATAGGCTGATAAAGGAACAACATTTTTTATACCAAGACCCTCTTCTATATCTAAATATAAATAAAAATCTCCATATTTACATAAGGATCTTGTCCAACTCCATAAATTATACTCTATATTTAATATATCGTAAAATAAATTATAAAGTATTTTTTTAATATTCTCATTTGGAGTACTAATATTTAACAAATCTCCCTCTACTGACATTACCGTACTTTCGTCTGCATAAATATCTAATGCAGACGCTATGATTGGATCTGTATCCATGGCTTCATAGTCTGTAAATATCTGTAACTTTGAAGAGTGAAAATTTATGGTGTTGTTATTAGGAGAATACCCGTATTGCCTAGATGTATGTAAACCAGAGAATCTGTCCGCATAACCGACTTTATCTTTAGTACCTGCACCTTGTAGCCTAGAGGTGTCAATAACTTTAATCCTGTCTTTTCCAATTCTTCTAACAATAACTTGCGTAGAAAATAATCTCTTTAGTTTTGCTTGTATTGAATTATCCATATTTTTATTTTATAAGCCAAGTTAGACTCTCTGATTCATTGCTTCTAGTTTTCATAGACCAAGAATCGTGTACTTTATTAGAGTTACTTGGAGTGTATATAGTTTTTGTTGTATTATTTAGTAAAGACCTAGTGAAACTTATCCCTAGTGTTTTCATCTTCAAAGAAGTATCTCTGACCCAAAGTCCTATAGCGAAAGACATAACCAAGTCATCGTTATACCCGTCTCTAGCCTCTGCTTTATGGTCTTTCCACACAAAAGTAAACAATTCTTGTATTAATCTCTTACTATATACTATTGGAGATTTTTCTCTATAGTATGTTTCTAATTTAGAAATCATCACAGGTCTTGTTTTGGTGGAAGTTGTAAATCCTGGAACCATGTTGTCTTTAATTAAGTAGTCGTGATTTAGATTAACATGTACATCCGGGTCTACGAAAGGGTCGTTTCTGAAAGTATAATAAAGATTTTGATATCCTAAATCTATTATAGTCTGCAAGACAGCCCAGCCAACATAAGCATTTTCTACAGCTAGTAAAGCTCCATTGTATTCGGAAGCTATACTCATTAATAAATGTCCAAATTCGGTGGTGCCAATCATACTCTTAAATTCTGCAACTTGTTCTAATGTTTCTATATTTAAAACATGAAAAGCAGAAAAGTCAGAAGAATCACCTCTAGATACATCCGCACATACAACATAAGTACAATCACTTTCAGGATATTTCCACACCCATAAATCCCCAGTCTCACCTCTTTTTTCTATTGGGTCTTTTACACAATTATTCTCATACCATACTAAAATACTACCATCAACAACAGTATGACCAGATGTTAAGAAGTCGCCATCGCACTCTTGAGCTGCTGCTTTTTCTCCTAGTAATATGTCTTGTTCCTTTCGCCACTTCCAATCCCTTTCTGGGTGTACCGTCCATGGTAAAAATATAGAAGTAAAATCTCCTCCATTTAAAGATTCCTGCCAAACTCTATGAAATAAATTACCTACTCCATTAGGTGTGGATAATAATATACAACTACCTCCCGTCGCTAATGTAGATTGTGCAGCTGTCCAAATTTCTTCCGAATTAGAAATGTGAGCTGCTTCATCTATAACTAATAAAGACAATGCCTCGGATCTTGCAGAATCAGGACTTGATGATACGGCTTTAACACTAGACCCATTGTTTTTAAATCTAAGCATCATTTTATTGTCCTCTAATGTCTCTTGTTTTAGCCATGAAGGTAAAAAATCATGCATTAATCTAATTTTATGAACTAAGTTTTTTGCTACATCTTGTTTGGTTGCAATAATAAGAACTTTATACCCGCTGTTAAATATCATATTATGCAAAATGAATGCAGCTGATAAAGTCGATATTCCTAACTGCCTTCCCTTGTTTATGATAATATATCTTTCCTTATGCATCTTTTCTAATGTGGTCTCCTGGAATGGATAAAGACCAAACAATATACGTCCTTTTGTAGGGTGCTCTATTTTGCAGTATTTCTTAGTGAAATAAGTTGAATCTTTTGCACATTTCTTATACTCCTGAGCTATTGCTAGTTTTACTTTATTTGTTGACATCTATATTTAAATCTTCTTCATTTATATTATATGTTCCCATTATATCATCTCTTAAATTATTAAAATCTGATTTAATCTTTTCCAAAAATGATTCTTTATTTTCAATTGACCATTTTTCAATAGATCCATCTGCATGAGAATATCCCATGTTGTCAAATGATTTTAATAAAATTTCTACTTCTTTAGATGCTTCTCTTAGAAATGATACTGCATTCTCTTTCTTTTTATCATGAACATAAGTATCAAATTTTCCATTTAGCTTTAAGTCCGCTTCATATTTTATTGTACATTCTAAGCATCTTCCTGTCTTTTTTCCCAATTTGTAATCTGCTTGACCGAAAAGTTTGCCGTCACATGTATCTAAGCAATTCGGAAATTTACTTATGCTATCTAATTCTTTTAGTATTTCCCTAACTCCCTTAGATCTTTTTACTTTATACCCATCTCTTTGTTCCCATTCCGTTACATGACCCATAGGTGAAACATCTTCCCATATATCTCCTACTTTTCTTATTTCGGAATCTTCCTTCTTTCTATATCCTATAGTTGTTCTATTCTGAGTTTTATGTTCTCCTATTAGAAGTTTATTTACCGCTTCTATATTTTTTAATTTACTCATGGTTTTCTCCTTTTTCTAAGTTTGAAACTCTTTTTGTTATATCTTTTATTAAATCATATAATTCCTGTATAGCTTTTAGATTATATACCGAAAGTTTATCATAGTTAACAGCTAGAACTCCTTTTTGTCCTTCTATCTTAAACTCTTTTAATAAACCTGTTTTAAGTCCGTCGGTTATATCTTGAGCTATAATACCTACTTCTTTACCATCTAAGTTAGACGGAATCCTATGAGATGAAGATGTTTTATTTACTTCTAAAATAACACCTTTCATTTCATCTGTATTCCAATTATAATTAACAGGTTTTATGGTATATAGTTGTTCTAATACAGGATTGATTTCCTCTATATCCTTTTTTAGCCTTCTGTCTGAAAATGCTGGGTAGCCATATCCTATGCCTCTTTCTCCCTTCTGTCCTTTCTGTCCCGGAGGTCCTGCGCCGCCGGAACCTCCTGTAGGACCTACTGGTCCGGTGGGTCCCTCGTCTCCTGTTAATCCTGTAGGGCCGGGTCCACCGGAAGGGCCGGGAGGGCCGGGTCCGCCGGGAGGGCCGGGAGGGCCTGTGCCCCCTGTTCCGGGAGGGCCTGTAAAGCCTTGCGGTCCCGTAGGGCCTGTGCCTCCGGGAGATCCTGGTAAGCCTAATCCGTTATTTCCTGCGGCTCCTTGTGGGCCGGTAGGCCCAGGTGGGCCGGTAGGCCCAGGTCCGCCGGGTGTACCTGAACCAGTTGGGCCTGTAAATCCTTGCGGTCCTGGTACAAAACTAGGATTTCCGGATGGTCCAAAAGGTCCTTGATTTCCTTGCGGTCCAGATCCGCCTGGTTCTCCAGCAGGTCCCTGAAGTCCTACTCCTGATAAACCTGTAGGTCCTTGTCTTCCTTGCGGTCCGGCTACCGAGCTTGCATTACCTATAGGACCTTGATTACCCTGTGGTCCTTGATTACCCTGCGGGCCAGGATCATAACTAGGATTTCCGCTTAATCCACTAGTACCCTGATTACCTTGCGGGCCTTGTCTTCCCTGAGGACCAGCTACCGAGCTTGCATTACCTATAGGACCTTGATTACCCTGGAGTCCTTGATTACCTTGTAGACCTATTGTTCCTTGATTACCTTGAGAGCCTATATTACCTTGTAGACCTATTGGTCCTTGATTACCTTGTGTGCCAATTGTTCCTTGAATACCCGTGGGTCCTTGATTACCT